CTATAAAAAACGCCAGCTGGTTCAGAAAATTTTACTTAACTCTTTATATGGGGTGCTTGGTCTTCCTGCCTTTAGGTTCTATGATGTTGATAATGCTACCGCTGTTACCACTACGGGACAGACAGTTATTAAAAGCACAGCTGATATGGCTAACATCAAATACAATAAGGAGCTTGGCACTCCTGATGCTGACAGTAATATATATATTGATACTGATTCGGTATTTTTCTCCGCAGTTCCTCTTTTAGACCATCGAATTCCAAATTGGAAAAATGATGAGCAGGATGTAATTGCTGGTTATGTAAATGATATAGCTGGTGAGATGCAGAATTACCTAAATGACTTCTATGATATCTTAGGTAAAAGGGTATTCAACATTGATAAGCATAGATTTGAAATTAAAAAGGAATTCGTATCAAAAGCTGGTATTTGGATTGCTAAAAAGAGATACGCACAATGGATTATTTCCGATAATGGTGTACCTTGTGATAGATTGGATGTAAAGGGATTAGATGTGGTTAGGTCATCATACCCAGCGGCTTTCCGTAAGTTTATGGGAGAAATATTAATTGAAATTCTTAGAGGTGATACGGAAACCCAAATAACTGATAAAGTTTATAATTTCAAAAAAGAATTGGTTAATATGGATGTTGTTAAGATTGCTAAAGCCGGAGCAGTTAAAAACTTAACAAAGTACATGCCAAAGAAGAAACAACAAACGGCAATGTTTCAATTCCCATCAGGTTGCCCAGCACACGTTAAAGCATCTATTGCATATAATCAACTATTAATTCATTTTGGTTTAGAAAATCAATTTGCACCATTAAAAGATGGTGATAAAATTAAATGGGTATATCTTAAACAAAACCCATTTGGATTAGATGCAGTTGGATTAAATGGTTATAGTGACCCAAAAGAAATTATGGACTTAGTAACTACCTACATTGATTATGATAAAATCTTTGAAAGGGAACTCCTTAAGAAATTGGAAGATTTCTATGGAGCATTAAATTGGGGAGAGGTTTTATCCTCAACCAAAACAGCAGAAAAGTTTTTTGCATTTTAATTTGGAAATGTGGAAAATAATTCGTATATTTGTATAACAAAAAAGTAAAACTTAAAATTAAATTATGGAAAAATTAAAATTAGATGGCTTCATCAATCGTTACAACCTTGGTGGTGAAGTAGAATCAGTAATGTTAAAATCAGATGATACAAGCGTATCAGTTAGAATGATTTCAGATGACAAAACCTTATTAGGTGATGTAAGTGTAGTAGAATCGGAATTCCCAAATGGTGAGTTCGGTATTTACACCACATCTCAATTAAGAGGTTTGTTAAGTGTATTAGATAATGGTATCACTGTTGAGGAAGTTACTGGGGCATTGAAGTTCTCTGATAAAGGAACAAAAGTTCAGTATATGTTGGCAGCACCATCAGTTATCCCATCGGTACCTGACTTGAAAGCACTTCCACCATTCAATGTAAATATTACATTAGATAATGAGTTTATTAATAAATTCATCAAATCTAAAGGAGCATTAGCTGACGCTGATACATTTACATTCACTTGTAAAGATGGTAAAGGTGAAATTATCTTAGGATACTCATCAATAAACTCTAACCGAATCTCAATTGGTGTAGATTGTAAATGTGAAGGTAATGTGGATGCAATTGCATTCTCAGCAAAATACCTAAAAGCTATCTTAATGGCTAATAGAGGTTCAACAACCTCATCATTACAAATCTCATCACAGGGATTGGCAACGTTATCATTTACCGATGGTGACTATGTATCAAATTATTACTTAGTAGAGATTAAATAATAACAACTAAAAAGTAGCATATGAGCTTTTGGGATACCGAACCGCAAAAACCAATATTTGTATTTGAAGATGAGAAACAAAAACTCATCGAAAATATGAACTACCTTATGACAATGAGTGTAGAAGAACAAACCTTATACAAAAAATGGGTAGAGTTGCAGGAGGAATCTATGTTTAGGGATAAATCCCAAATGGCATCTCTATATGATACTCAATGGAAACCAACTGATATCAATAATAAGGAACTAACTATTAGAGAAATCGAAGAGTTAGACCCTTATGTTGAGATTGTTGAAGATGATGCAGTACAATCTACCAAATGGACTTATGTTCGTAAAATGATTCACACAATGAGTTGGACAGCAAATCCTGGTCGAAATGTGAAGATATTTATAAAAGATAGGAATGGTGGTAAATTGTTAGGATTAGTTTCATTAGCATCCGATGTAACCGCAATGGGTGTTAGAGATAACTACATTGGTTGGACTAAGGAAGATAAATTTGCTAAAGGTAAACTTAACTATACAACTATTGCATCATCTATTGTATGTACTCAGCCACTTGGTTACAACTTCTTAGGGGGTAAGTTAACCGCAATGATGACTACGGTTCCGGAAGTTAGGGAATTTTGGAAAAAGAAGTACGGACAAACTCTAATAGCAGTTGGTACAACTTCCCTTTATGGAATACATTCACAATACAATGGAATTCCTCACTTTAAAACATTAGGTGAATCAGCTGGTAAAATTAGTTTAAAGCCGGATGATAAATTCTATGACCCTTGGCATCAATGGATTAAGGAAAATCGTGCAGAGTGGTATCAAACTGCTATCACAAACGAACGAATCCGTAATGGGGCTAATATGGGTACTGGTGAAGGAGCTAGTGGACCTGTAAGTGGTATTAAACAAAAGATTTTGGGACAGATATTCAAAGAATGTAACATTAAAGCAAATGAATATCATCATGGGTTTAAACGAGGTGTATATCTCGCTATGATTTATGAAAATGGACCTGAGTTCCTACGTTCAGAAATTGAAGAATCTGAATTGGTAATGAAACCAAAGTTCGCTGAAGGATATGATTACATTAATAAGTGGTGGAAAAGACAGGCAATTAAGAGATATTCTAAGTTGCATGATGAAGGTAGATTAAAACCGGAACATTTATATTACATAGATGGTATTGGTGTAGAATGGGAAGATTTTAAGGCTCAGAGATTGAGTGAAGTAGGTAGATAATAAATAAAAAAACAAAATGGCATTTTTCGAACAAAGTATAGAAGAAAAAGTAGATAATTCATTGTGGGTTGAATCATATAGACCTACTCGATTAGATGATTATGTAGGTAACGAACACCTTAAAGCAAAGGTAGCGGGTTATTTAGAAACTGGTGATGTACCACATCTTTTATTGTATGGTAGAGCTGGTACGGGTAAAACTACATTAGCAAAATTGATTGTAAAATCAATTGAATGTGATTATATGATTATAAACGCATCATCTGAAAACAATGTGGAGACAGTTCGTAATAAAGTTACCAACTTTGCATCATCACAGGGTTTTAAGAAATGGAAGATTGTAATTTTGGATGAGTTTGATTATATGACTCAAAATGCACAGGCAATTCTTCGTAACTTAATGGAAACGTTTAGTGGACATTGTAGATTCATTTTGACTTGTAATTATGTTGAGAAGGTAATTGACCCGATTCAATCTCGTTGCCAAACTTTCCAAATTGTACCTCCAACTAAAAAAGATGTTGCAGTACAGGTTAGTAAAATCCTTAACAATGAAGGAGTAAAATTCGAAGTTAAAGATTTGGTACCAATTATTGATGCTGGGTATCCTGATATTCGTAAGATTATCAATACCTGTCAATTAAATTCAGTAAAAGGTGAGTTGAAAGTAGATACAAAAAATCTATTGGAAAACGATTACAAAATGAAAGTTTTGGATATTCTTAAATCAAAAGATGATAAGAGAAATAAGTATATGAATATGAGGCAAACAATTATTGATAGTAGAGTTACTGACTTTACTGAATTGTTTACATTATTATATGATAAGGTAGATGAATACGCTCCATCTAACACAGCAAATGTTATTATTGCATTATCACAAGGGCAAAGTAACCATTTCAATTCAATTGATAAGGAAATCCCAATGGCAGCGTGTTTAATTGAAATTTTAAATTTAGTATAATGGCGAAAGTATTAGGAATGAATAGTGGGAAACCACAAAAACCATCAGCTGAAGCGCAAGCTGGTGGACCAAAAATAGATATAGGTAAATCTAAACCAATCTTATGTGAAAAATGTGGATACGATACATTTGTAACTGGTGGTAAGTTTAGAAAAATATCAAAGTTACTAACTGGAACACCACAAGATGTAGTTATCCCAATTGATATCTTTATTTGTGGTAATTGTGGTGAAGTATGTGAGGAATTGATGCCACCTGAATTGAGAGTATTAGAACAATTAGATAAGCAAAATACAAACGAACAAACTAAGTAATGGCAGCTACCCTTTTTGACCATATTACACAAATAACCAATGTTCAGAACCCTAAGTATTGGGATACATTGGATGAGAGTGACCGTAAGACCTGGTCAAACTATATGGTACTCCGTTTTCTATCTATGAAATATGAGTGGGTAGAAACTATCGCTAGTGTTCAACCATATCTTCAGGAAGTACCACCTAAAGCAATGTATTTGGCTTTAATTGATTTACTCCCAAAGGGTAGACATTTTATGAAATACATCAAACCAAAGGGTGCTGATAAGTATGAGGGGTGGTTAATAGATTTGGTAG